CCACCCGCGCCGCGTCCGCCTGCAGCCCCTTCGACAGCGCCGAATCCGAAGACATCCGTTCCATCAACGAAATAGCCGTCGGCATCGGGGACGTACCCGGCTTCGTAGCGGAGCGCGTCGAAGCGCTGCTGCCATTCGTCGCCATATCTCGGGTCGAAGATGTCATAATCGCGACCATAATCCGCTTCCATGCTTTCGTCCACTGCGCGACGAAGCGTGTCCTCCATATCCTCGCGCACCATCTGCGCGATGACGTGTTCGGGTGCCAGCCCTTCGCCATCCGCCCAGCGCCCGGCTGCGACGACCAGCATGTGTTCGGGCAGGTCGTCGGGGGCGAGGCCGTAATCCTCCCACAGCTTGCGGAATGCCTTGACCTGCGGATTGTCGAATTCCTCGCGCGCGGCGGCGCGGCGGGCATCGGCGGCATTGTCGATCCGGGCGGGATAGATCTTGTCGCCGCGGCGAATCGTATCGTCCAGCATGGCGATGAATTCGGCTTCGGTCGGGCGCGGCGTCACTTCGGGCGGGCCGAAAAACCCTTCGTCGTGCAGGTCTTCGACCAGCTCGTCGAGGCCGCGCCCGCTCTTGCGCACCAGCGGCCCTGCGCCGGGGACGAAGTGCGATCCGATATTGCCGGTGTTGCGCAGGTCGTGTCCCTTGGGCGGGTTGTCCATCGTCGCATTGCGGGCACGCTGCGCAGCGCCGAACCCGTCTTCGGACAATCCGCCGCGCCGCGCGATTGCAGCCAGCAGGTCGTCTTCGCCGCGCAGGCTCGGGCGCGCGAAATTGCCGTCCCACACCCCGCCACGATCCGCCAGCACCTCGGCATCGGTCTGCCAGCGATAGCGGCCCTGCGCGTTCAGCACGCGCTTGCGTGCCTCGCGCGGGATTTTCATGCTGATTTCGCCGCGCTGCGCCAGCTCGGTCAGCGCCGCGCGAAGATCCGGCTCGGCAACATCGAGTTCGCGCGCAAGGCCCTCGATATCGTTCAGCGACCGGCCCTGCTTGGCGATCACCTCACGCAGCGGCGGGATCGCCGCCTGCACAGGCTCGGGCAACACAGCCGGTTCGATCGTGGGCACCTCGGCACTCGTCGGGGCTTCGACCTCGGCGAGCGGGCGGGGCAGGTCGTCGGGCGGCGCATCCGCACGCACAGTTGCCGGGCCTCCCAGCTCTTCGTCCAGTCGGTCGAGTTGCGCGCGCGTATCCGCCAGCTCGCGATCGAGCGCGGCGAAGGGGTCGGCTTGCGGCTCCGCGCGCGTGCCGGCCGATACGGCGGGGCTGGACGCTCCACCCATCTTGCGGTGGGCCCATGCGACCACATCGCTGGCGGTCATCCCCCGCAGGAAGGGGTTGGCATCGACCACGCGCTGCCCCAGCACCCGCTCCACCGGAACGCCGGGGTCCGCGCGCAACAGGTCGAGCGCGCCCTTGCGCCCCGCGAAGTGCGCCAGATACAGGTTGCCCGCATCCGCTGCGTGCCCACCCTGTTGCAGCGCCCGCATATTGTCCGCCAACAAGTCGTCCATCAGCGTGTTCTGCAAACCGGTGTCGGTCTTCTTCGCGATGATCTGCGCGTCGGTCAGGCCCCGTGCGCCGTACCGGCGCTTGTAATAGGCCAGCCAGGTGCCATCGGTGAACTGGTACAGGCCCTTCGCGCTGCTGCGCGGATTGGCTGCCGTCGCCTTGCCGTTGCTTTCGACGACGCCGATCCGCGCCTTGACCGTCGCCATCGCATCGCCGGTAATCTGGGTCGCAATCGCGGTTCCACCGCGAAGGCGGGCACCGGGGCTGGGGCGCGTCTTCGGCACATAGGCCGGGGCACCGTCCATGATGCCCTGCATGGTTTCGGCCAGCATCGTGTTGTACGACGCCACGCCCGCACCATCGGGGACGAACGGATTGGCCGCTGCCACCTGCCCTTCGCGGCGCAACGCCGAAATCGCCCCGCGCTCCGCATCGGTCATCAGCTCGGACGGGATCAGGCCTTCGGCGATGTCGGGCAGATGATCGTCCAGCGCGGCCCAGTCGACCTTCGCGCCCACCTTCTCGCGCAGGCCCGGCGTGCGATCGAGGATCGTCGCCCACGCCTTTTCCTGCACGGCCTTGGGCGCACTGGCGATCTTTGCCCAGTGCTTCCCGCCGATCTCGAACCCGCCGCGCAGCACGGCGGCACCGGCACCGGCGAACAGGATATTCTGCACCGATTCCTCGGTCGTCATCGCGTCACGCCCCAACGCAGCCCTTTGCCGGTTGATGCTCGGCTGCATCAGCCCTTCGACGCCCATGTTCACCGCCGCTTCGGTGACGACCTTGGCCAGAACGGTCTTCCCGAAGCCGCCCACCGGCAACGTCAGGAGGTTGAGGGGGTCGGTCATCGCGCCTGCGGTGCCCCCTGCGAATGCGGCCACGGGATTGCCGCGCGATGCAACCCGATCCGCCTTGGCGATCCGGTCGCGCTCGCGCGCCTGCCACTGTTCGTCGAACTGGTCGCGGCTGCGCGGCAGGCTCTTGAAATTGCCGCGCTGGCGCTGCTGCTCCATCGCCGCCCACACGCCTTCGCCGTCGACCAGGCCGGTGCGCGGGTTGACGAAGGTGTAGGCCTTGGGCCCACCCAACCGCTCGACCTCGTTGGCGATGTCCATATAGGCGTCCAGCTCGACGTCCATGGCCCTGCCCGTCGTATCGGCCCGCGCAGAGGTGAATGCGCCTTGCAGCGTTTCCAGCAACCCCGAAGGCGGCCCTTCACTGCCGCGCGCGGGTTCGTTCTGCCGCATTTGCGACGTGATGATCGCACCGGGCGGCATCAGCGGCGCTTTCCGCGCGGAACGTGGAATTCGTAGGGCTTGCCCGATTTCGACATCAGCGGCGCGCCGGTTGCGTCGATCATGCGATAGACCGGATCGCCATCGGCGGTGTCGCGCGCATATTCCGGCCGGTAGTGGTCGATCACATCGGCCTTGCGGGCGGCGCTGCCATCCGCGTAGCGCGCCTTGTCGAAAGTCAGCCCGCGCACGCTCCGCTCGAAGTCGTCGCTGGTCTGCCACTCGGGCAGGATCACGCGATGCTTGCCGAAAGTGCCGACACCACCCCGCCATTCGCCATCGCTTGATCGGTGCCCACCAAAGGCGATGTCGATCGCCACGGCGAAGCCTTCGCGGGTAAAGCCTTCCTTGCCCTTGGCGTTGGCCTGCCCGGCATAGATATCCCACGCCAGCGTCATCAGGTCGTCGTAAGATCCGCCCAGCGTCCCGGCGAAGTCGCCCGTGGCACTGCGAAAGGCCTTGGTCACTTCGTCCTTTTCGCCGAAATCCTTGGGCCGCGCCTTGCGCACCTCGGCACCGTCCAGCGCGGCACGCTGCGCCGGGGCGGGCAGCATGGCCACGTAACCCAGCCCGTCCTTCGCCTCCTGCGCCGCGATGAAACGCTGATCGCGCGGCAGGCGCGCCAACTCGCCCAGCACCGCCTGCTGCCCCTGCACGCCTTGCCCGGCCATCTCGCGATACCGCGCCCCCGCTGCCTTGGCGCGCGTTTCCGCAACCCCTTGCAGGTGCGCATAGGCCACCTGCTCTTGTTCGCTCGCCGTCCCGCTCGCGACCTTGGGCGCGAGCTGGCGAACAACCTGCGCCGCTGCCGCGCCGCTCGGGTCGTTCGCTTCGCTGAACTGGCGGTTCAGCCCGATCTGCACGTTCAGCCCGTCGAAGGCGATCAGCTCGTCTGCCGGCAAACCCGCTGCCTGTCCCGCTGCGCGCGCGGCGTCGAATTCGGCCTGCGTAGGATTGATGCCGATGGCGATCTTCGCTTCGATGGCGTCGATCGCATTGCGCGCCTCAATCCGTTTCGCCTCGGCTTCCTGCTCGGCGGCGATGTCCAGCGCGCGCTGCTCGCCCGCCACCTGGTCGCCCAGCTTGCTCGTGTCGAGTTCCAGAGAATCGTAGAAGCCCTGGTCGATCAGAGCCCGCACCATCTGCGGTTGCCCCGCCGCAAACAGGCCATCGTTCATGCCCAGCGCCAGCTTCGTCGCCGCCTTGCGCTTCATGGTCGCCGCTGCCGCGTCGTCGAACGCACCCGCACCGATCATGGTATCGACATCGGCCATCGCCTTGGCGAATTCTTCGCCCGCATTGGCCGGGTCCGTCCGCGTCAGCCGGTTGGCAAGAGTGCCCACCGAAACTTCGAAATCCTCCCCCTGCGCTTCCTGATTGCGCTGGCGCTGCCACGCCTGTTCGCGCAGCTCGATTTGCGCCGCCTCGCGCACGATCGACTGGCGGAATTGCTGGCGCACCCGCTCGTTGCCAACCATGCTGGTATCGAATGCCCGCAGCTTTTCGTCCAGCAGCTTGCGCACCGTGTCGCTGTGCCCGTCGCCGTAGCGATCGGCTTCCTGCCGCGCCGCCTCGACTGCGCTGCTCACCTCTGCCTGCAACGCGATCCACTCGGCCCCCTTGCGCACGGTCAGGTCGCGATCCTCGCGGTCCTGTGCTGCCATCGCAATGCGGTGGTCTATCTCGGTAACCTGCTCCTTGGTCGCCCGGTCGCGCGCCACGAATTCGCTGCCCGCCTGCCCGGCTACGCTCAGGGCATCGCCCAGCGCGCTGAATGCGCTCGGTTGACGGACCACCGGCGTGCGGGCGATCTGCCGGGGAAGGGGAATGCGCGCCTGTACCATATCAGCCACTCCTCTTCGGCAGCGGCAGCGCCCCCAGCGGGGCCGGGCCCTTCGACTCTTCCTTGCGGCGGCGCTCGTTCGCCTTGTCCAGCTTGTCCGCATTGCGGTCGTTGGAATATGTGCTCAGCGCCCCCGCACCGGCACGCACCAGCCCGCCGAACAGTGCCATCTTGCCGCGCGTGCGCGCCGCGCTCGCCTGCGCGCGCAGCCCCGCCGCTTCCCTGCTTGCGGTTTCCACCGTGCTGAACGCCTGCTGCCAGCGCGCCTCCGCGTTGGCCCGCATCAGGTCGGACAGCGTGCCATTGCCCGCGCCGACACCGCCAGCGGCGCTCGCGGCAAGATCGGCCCCGGCTTCCAGCCTGCCCATCCGCAGCCCATACAGCGCGTCCTCAGCCCCCTGCGTGCCCACCGCAACGGCGTTTTGATCCAGCGCGCGCGCTTCGGCCTTGGCCTCGGCATTCGCGCCCACACCGTCTATCAGCGGGCCTGCCGTGTTCAGCGCCATCAGGCCAATCGTTACCGGGTCAGCCACGGCGTCCTCCCTCATACAACCATATGGCCATGTCGCGCCCGTTGGGCTGCGCACGGGCCAGCCAGGCTTCCAGACGGAACCCCAGCATCGCCGCCCAGCGCGCGCTATCCGGCTGCGCTGGATCGACGTGCATATCGATGCGCGCGGCATTATGTTCGCGCACCCGCCGCGCCACTGCCCGCGTCAGCGCCACCATCGCCGGGCCCTTGCCATCCGCAAGGATCGTCCACGCGGTCGCCCACCCCGGATGCGTATGCGCGAAGCCGCCCACGCCCAGCACCTGCCCGCCATGCTCGAACGTCCAGCACGGCCCGCGCGGCACCGCTTCATGCAGGATGCGCGCGCGGGCATCATCGTCCAGCGACTGTGCAGGCTGCGGAACGAACCGCCACAGGTCTTCGCTCTGGAACGGGCGCAGCATCAGCCTTCGCCCACCTGCTGATACGCCATCAGCGCCAGCACCGTTGCAGGGCGGGGCAGGTATCGCCGAATCGTGATCGGGCCGGTGCGCCTGTGATTGCCGTCCAGCTCGAACATCTTGTCGCCGGTAAACAGGGGTAGCGCAGTATCGGTCGGGCTGTTCGTCTGCATCTGCTCCATCTTGCGCGTCACGCCCTGGCAGCTGACCTCCAGCCCGTCGCTGTTCAGCAATCGCAGGTCGACGCGCAGCACCCGGCGCAGCTTGTTCTGCGATGTCCCGTTGCCGCTGCCCGCCTCGGCGTCGTGCGTGATCATGTACGCTTCGAAGGGCAGACCGGCGACGATCGACGACGCCTCGAATTCCAGCGTAGCGGCACCGCTGCCGTCCAGCTCGACCCCCTGCCGCACGCGCCCGTCGGCCACCACGTCCACGGTCTTTCCGGCAAGGTGCGGGGCTGAAATCGCGGACGTGGGCGGGCCGCGATAGACGCTGGCCGCATCCACCATGACGCGATCGGTGCTGGCATCGCCAGCCTGCCGCACCTGCTCCATCCGCAGCACCCAGTGCGCGTCGTCGACGGCAACGATCATCCACACCTGGTCGAACCGGCCATCGGGGTCGGTATTCGTCGACAGGCTGATGACCGATAGCCCGTCTGCCATCGGGCGCGGTGCCCAGCCCAGCAGCGCCTCTTCGGGCATGTATGCCGCCGCCACCAGCGATCCATCGGCGCGGCGAATCCATATCAGGCGGTCGGGCTCCTTCTGGTAAACCACTTCCTCGATCGCCGAAATTCCGATGTGATCGGCGTAGCGGGTCAGGTCCGGGCTCTCCTGCCGATACAGCTCGCTTCCGCCGAACGGGAATTGCAGCAACCGCTTCTGCGCACGCTGGAGGTAGATTGCGCGCCCGTCGACCTTGAAGGGGCGGTGACGTGCCGATCCATTGCTGCTCGGATTGCGCTGCTCCACCTGCCCGGTGCCGACGCCTTGCTGGCCACCGCCAAGGGTAAATTCGCCGCTGGCCGTGCCGATCAACAGATCCCGGTCGGCCATCATCCACCGGATCGGGTCCGCGCTCGGCAGGTCGATCGAAAAGGCCATGTCCTGGCTCTGGTCGCCGAATTCGTTGCGCAGCTCGAAATTGTGATAATCGCTGGTCACGCTGCAATGCACCGTGGCGTTGCGCCACAGTGCCAGGCGGTCCTGCCAGAAGCACCCGCCCTGCGGAAAGCCGCGCCGGGTACTGAACGCGCCGAAGCGCCACCGCCAGTCCGCACCGCCCCCCGCCAGCGTGCGCGTCACCGTGGCCTGCATCTGGTATGCGCTGATGAAGGCGGTGAACTCGACCGATCCGAAGCGATCGTACAGGTACGTCCACTTGGTGCCGTATGGCCCCTTGTCGTTCACGTCCTTGCCGGTCGAGATACCGTCCCACTCGGTTCCTTCGATATGAATCGGCGCAAGGTCGCCGGTGCGCCCGGTTCCGCCCGCATTGCGATAGACGCGCCCGCCCCACTGGCGGATGTCGTTTGTGTTCGTCTCGATACCCGCCTGCCAGCTCGGAATGGTGGAGAAGTCGCCGGTTTCAACCTCCATCAGCCCGCCGACATCGCCCGCTGCGAAGATCGGTTTGCTGGCTGTCACCGTCACAGTACCGCTGGTGTTGCTGAATGCCACGGTCGACGACCGGTCGCTGTTGCGCGGCTCCCACGGGCCACCGCTCAGGTTCAGCTCTTCCAGCTCGAATGTGTCGGCTCCGGTGCGCAGCAGCCGGTGGGGCATGGTGTCGCCATGGAACAGGTACAGCGCGTCGAAGCTCTGCACATATTCCAGCTCGGCCACCTGCGCGGCGGTCCACGGTGTTGCAACCTCGTAAGGCTCGCCGCCATCCATGATCTGCGCGTCGTTGGTGAAGAACCGGAAATAGCCTTCGCCCGCCTCGATCTGGTATCCTTGCGTCACGTTGAATTCGAACGGGATCAGCCGGGCTGCCCCCTTTGCCCCGGCAACGAAGATCGTGCCGGGCGCGGCCTCGGCAGGGCCTTGCAGCAGCGGGAGGAAGCCGACCATCGCGGCCATCCCGTTGCTGTACACGGACTGGTCGACGCGCCCTTTCAGGCGCGGCGATTGCTCCCCGCCGTTGAAATTGGTCTGGATCGGAACGACGACTGCCACGGCCTAGCGCCCCAGCACGCCGTTGCGATACCGCGCGCCTGCCCAGCGGCTCGATCCGACACTGCGCCTGCGGGCGCGCCGCCCGGTCGCCAGCCCATCCGCCTTGCGCGCCGCACGCAGCAATTCGTCGCGATCGTCGGCGATTGACTGACGCAGGCCCTTCAATCCGGTTTTCGCTTCGCAGTATTCGTGCGCCAGCGTGTGCGCCAGCACGTCGACGAACAGCGGGTTCCACTTGGCCAGTTCGTCGTGATCGCCGATGTAGCGAACATAGACTTCCTCGGCATCGGTCAGGAAAAAGCCGCCCTCTTCCTCACCGTCGAAATAGTATGGGTCGTCGCTGTCCCACGGCAGCCAGCGCAGGCAGGTGGGCGGGATGGCGTAGCGATAGGCATAGCCGAACGCGGGCGGCTTCTCGTCGCGCTGCAACTTCTCGCGCACGATGGCGAAGTTCCACGGGTGCAGCGCCAGCGCACTGCGCCGCGCAATATCCCACAGCGCAGACAGGCTCTGCGCACTCGGAATCGTCTCGTCGGGGGAAAGCAGCGATTCGCGCGACCCCAGCAAGACGATCGCCTTGTTGAAAATGGCGGTCTTGCCGACGGGGCTGGCCACGCGATGCTCCTTGGTAGATGCGGAAATGACGCCGCCCGGTTCTTCCTCCATCCACGGCGAACCGGGCTGGACCGGGCGGCGTCACCCTTACGCGCGCTGGAGTTACCCGCGCGAAGAGGTTTCGATTTCGACCACCACCTTGCCGGTGCCCGGCAGGTTGGCAGTCCCGATGCCCATGTAGATGGCGGTAAGGCCCGCCAGCGGCACGCCTTTGACCGCCGCCAGAACCGGATACTTCACCTCGGCATTGGCCGTGGTGCCGTAAGCTTTCGCCGCCGCGTACAGATCGGGGTCCGCCGCCGTGCCGAAGCTCAGCGTGGACGTGCCCAGCGATACGCTCGACTGCACCGTGATGCCGGTAATCACCTCGCCCTCGGGGATCTTCGCAATCAGGTCGAGGTCGCCGTTCGCACCTTCGAAATCGGCGGCAGCGAGGTCGATAACCTCGGTATAGGACTTCTTGCCCCCGCCGTTCAGCGCTGCGTGGATCAGCCCAGCGGCCCCTACGCCTGCGGCGGTACGAAGTGTTCCAAAACCAGTAGCCATGTCGGGCTCCTTTTCGTTCGTGTCGGCTTGCTCAGGGCCGGAAATGAAGCGGTAAAGCCGGGCGAACCTCCGCCCGCCCGGCTACAGGGTCGATCAGGTCGGCTTGCAGGCCACCTGGAAGCAGCGCTTCTCGTCGCGCCGCCCGTAACGGATGTTCGTGTAGGCGCTGAACTGCCACGGATCGCCGTCGAGGTCGGTACGCTGGCTGCGCTTGGTCAGCACCGTCAGCCATTCACGGCCCGCCATACCCTTGGGCACCCACACCGGGCACAGCTCGTTGCCGTTGGCATCGGTCGTCAGCCCCAGCTCGTTCGCCTCGGGGTACATTTTCGAGTTGGTGAATTCCTTGGGCACGAAGTGGAACCCGAGGAAGTCGGTCGGCATACCGTCCTGCAAAGCCTGCCGCGCCCCTTCGGACAGCGGACGACCGTAAACGCCCTGCATGATCTGGCTGTCGGGGTTGTATTCCCGGCGCACATATTCGTCGATGTCGAGCAAATCTTCGATCTGCTCCGCCGTGATCATCCAGTGCAGCTTCTCGACACGCGGGTCGATCAGCAACTGTCGCGCGCGCTTGCGCACGGTCTTCATCTTCGGCAGCGAAAGGCCCGTGGCAGTGCCGGGGCTTTCGAAGTCTGCCGCGATGATGTTCGCGCTGGAGAAGGGCACATACTGCGTACCTTCCTTGCCGGTCGCGGCGTCGGTGTAGAAACCGATCAGGAATTCGTCCTGCCGGGAAATCTGGATGCCCCGCGCGACACCTTCGGCGAGCGGGCTGTCGAGCGGAATTTCCGTCGCCATCTGGTCATCCATGTCCAGCGCGGTGTGGCAGGAAATCGATTCCTGCTTGTGAATCCACCGGCGCTCGACGACGTTGTCCTGCAGGTCCTTCTTGGCGAAGCGCGACGTCTTCTTCTTGCCCCGCAGGTTGCCGAAGCGGTCGGTAATCTCGGTCTTCTCGCCCGTGATCCCGCCCTTGAAGTCGCACATCGCTTCGAAGTCGGTGCCGATCTCGGCAAGCTGGAATTCGACCGCCTTTTCGAAGTTAACGGTGCGGGTCGTTTCGAGGTAATTGTCGGCCATGTCATCGCTCCCTGGCTCGAAAAACAAACAATTGGTTCGGTTTCCGAGCGGGGATGCAGGTTTCCCTGGGCCGCTCTTGCAGTCTTACGCTCCTGCCCGCGCGCTGGCTTTACAGCGATGCACCGGGGCCATCAGGCGATGGGGATGCCGGATAACGAACCGGGAAGAGGACTCCCATGGGGCGGGCTTCCCGGTTCGTTCCGTGATTAATCTAACGACGGGTTAGATTTGTCAACCCTGCTGGCGCGCGCGATGCTGCGCGATCATCTTTTGCAGATAATCGCTCTCCCTCGCCTCGGGGCTGCCCTTCGTCTTCACCTTCTTGCGCCATTCGGCATCTTGCATCTTGGTATTCCAAGTCGCCTCGGCATTTTCAGGCGCAACGGCCTGGAACCCGGCGGGCGGATTGTCGCCTTCACCCGCATAGCCAAGATCGCCGACGCGATCGTGCAGGGCAAACATGAACTTCATCAGTCCATCGCTGCCCAGCTTGATGTCGAGCCGGTTCAGGTCCGCTTCGCCTAGCTCCAGCGGAGTGCCGGTGAACCCCTCGATCATCTTCTGGACCTCGCCCAGCTTTTCGTCGTAGCCGCTGCCATAATCGGCCTTGAAGCTGTCGAGCTGTTTCTGGCTCGCAGCATTCGCAGCCTCGATCTGCTTGTCCATCGCCCCGGCGTAGAAGTCCATCGCCCCCTTCGCGAGGTGGGGAGGCAACCCACTATCGAAGGCGAATTGGCGGAACCCGTCGACCATTTCGCTGTCCATACCTTCGGGCAATTCCCCGAAATCGTAGGCATCGACGCTTTCCGGCCGCAGAGCGTCGGCGAAGGCCTTGCGGCTTTCCTCGCTGTCGCCCGGCAGCGGAACAGCCTTGGCGCTGGCGGCGCGCTTGGTTTCGAGGTGCCCGCGCGCGAGGTCCTCCAGCGAGTTGTACTTACCCAGCGTGGCGTCGCCTCGCAGGTCTTCGGGCAATCCCGCGCGCCAATCCTGCGCCGCTGGCGGGGTCAGCGCGTCGGTTGCTGCCGGGGTCGGCGTAGGCGTAGGCGTCGGCGCCGGGGTTGCTGCGGGGGTCGGAGTGGGGGTGGGCGTCGGCGCGGGGGCCGGTGCGGCATCGGTCATTCTAGGGTTCCCTTCCAGTTGAATCGTTCTGAAGTCTCTGCTGCGCGCGCGCGATCTTGGCGGTGTCGATGTCGACCCACTCGATCAGCGTCCGTACGATATGCTGCGCGCCTGCGTCGAACAGGCGGCGGTCGGCATCGCCGTTGAACCCATGCTGGTTCAGCCGCGCTTCGTAGGCCAGCAGGGCAATCAGCTTTTCACCTTGCGGCGTCACCTCGCCATCTTCGCCAAGGAACACGGCCTTCGCCGCGTGCGATTGCAGGCCCAGCAGGCGAATCCCCAGCAGTTGCATCCGGCGCGATATCTTCGCTTGCCGCAGCGGCTTCGCGCGATCGGGCTCAGGCATTGCCGCTCACTCCCGCTGCGCCCAGGTCTTTGGCGATACCCGCCACCGCTGCGCCCGTTTCCAGCAGGTCCTGCGCGTTCTGGCGCTGCGCGGCGGCATCGTCCGCCGCCTTCAATTCCGCTTCGGTCGCCTGCCACGCGGCAGGCACCCGCAGCACGCGGGCAAGGTTCGGCATCACCTTGGCAGCCGGGAACATGCGGTTGAATTCCTGCATCCACGTCGGGTCGTATTGCGCCTGCGTGGCGACCGCCTGCGACATGCGGAAATAGCCTGCGGCCTCCTCGCTCATCAGCGCGGCATTCAGCGGGTTGTCGTAAGTGATCGCGCGCGCGCCGCCCGCCTCGATCACTTCGCCGGGCATATCGTCGAACTCGCCCATCTGGCCCATCAGGTCGATTTCGCGGTCGAGCATCGGGCTCAACCACTCGGTTTCCTGCGTGGCCAGCGGTTGCAGCAGCACGCCCTTCTCCTGCACCCGCTCCATGATCTGCGCGTCGGTGACATGGCTTTTCATGTCCTGCGTCAGGAACAGCAGGTGGCGGAAAAACGCGCGGTCTATCGCTTCGTGCAACTGCGCCTGGATCGCCAGCGGGCCTTGGAAATCGCCTACGTCGAACAGCTTGCCGATCACCTGATTGCCGGAATAGTTGAACGCGCCGGGCACGAACTCGCCAGCGCCGTAATTGATGATCATGTCCAGCGCGTCGTCGGGTCCGCCCAGCGGGGGCATCAGCCCCATTTCCGCGCCGGTCATCAGATCCACCATGATCTGTTGCAGCGCCTTCGCCTCGGGCAGCATGTCGACGCCGGGGCCGCGCCCGTAATCCTCGCTCGGGCTGCGCATGAACGCGGAATAGGTCAGCTCGCGGCTGTTCCAGCCACCCTGTTCGATCCATTCCTTGTCGGCCAGCGAGATATAGCCGCCGATGTAGGGCTTGCCCTTCATGTCCATCCGCTCGGGATCGACGTTCGGGTTTTCCAGCGCCACCAGCAGGAAATCGAACTCGGTGTGCTTCTTCTCGCTGTTGGTCGCCGCTTCCAGAACCTGCGGCGCGCGTTGCAGCTTTTCGCGGCCCCAGCGCTCCAGCGCCTGCTCGGCGGTCCACGTCCACTTGCGATGCGTGCGCCCTTGCAGACCCTGCCAGTTGCGCTCGATGTAGCAGCGCCCGATATGCTCGCTGCGATATCGCAGGCCGATGGGCCGTTTCGTGCGCTTGTCGATCCGGTGCGTCACCGACATGCCCTGATTGCCAAAAGCCATCAGGCTGGCCCAGCTCTCATCGGTCTGTTGCACGAAGCCGCTGTTCGGATCGTGCCGCAGCTCGAACAGGCGGCGCGTCTTCGCTTCGTACCAGGCGGCGACGTGCTGCAATTTCAGCAATTCGTCGTGGTCGGGCGGGGCGATTCCCTGAAACAGCGCGCCGCGCGGCATCACCATGCCCACCGCGATGCTCTTGCCATCGTCCAGCGCACGGGCGGGATAGCTATCGAAGATTTCGCGCGTGCGCGGCACGCCCTGCGTCGAATTCTGCCCGCTGAAGTCGGCCTGCCGGGGCAGGAAATACTGGGCCGCTTCGGTCCATTCGGCTTCGAACGGGCTGCGCGCATTGTGCATCCGTTCCTGCGCCTTGATCTGAGTGGCGACGTCCAGCATTTCCTGTTCCCTTGTGTCGGAGGCTCGCGAGAGGGGGCGCTTACGCGGCGTCCGCTTCGGCAACCGCCTTGGGCGGGGCCGGGCGGAACACCAGCGTGCGCGCGGGGAAGCTGATCGAATGCCCGCCGCCGCACTTGCGCCGGCCATTCAGCACGGTGCGCAGCGCGCCTGCATCGGTCATCAGCGATACGCCGACCACCGCGAATTCGCGCGACTTCGCGGGCAGCTCGATCGCCTTGGTCAGCAGCAGGCCCCCATCGGCGGTCGGCTCCAGCTCGCTTTCGCGCACTTCGATCCGATGATCGGGGCTGTAGGCCTGGCCATTGTCGACCACGACGGCACGGATGATCTTGCCCGTGATATCGCGCACATCGCCGATGAACGGCGGCGTCTCGGCGAAGGCCTTGGCGGCTTTTTCTTCCAGCTCGGCCCGTTCCTCGGCAGCGGCTTTCGCCGCCTTCTCCTGCTCACGCGCCTGTCGCTTGGCCGTTCGCGCTGCACGACTGCGCCCCTTCTCGATCGCCTCTTCCTGCGTCAGGCGCTGGCGCTCGGCAACCTGCGCCGGGGTTTCGGGGATCAACGCCTTGAACCGTTCCACCAGATCGGCCGGAAGATCCGCATCGGCGCCGATGACCAGCGTGCCGACGTCGATTTCGCGCGGCATAGCCGCCTTCACCAGCTCTTCGAGATTGGCGTCGAGATAGGCTTTCACCTCCGCCTGCACGGCCTCGGCAAAGGACGGTTCGTGCTTGTGGTCAGGCTCGCCTTTGGCGGCAGCGGGCGCCTTGTCTTCGTCCGCCTTGGGTTCATTCGCCTTCGGCGCGTTCTTCGCATCGGCCATATCGGTAGTCTCCTTCGCTGATCGGGCTACAGGCCCAGGTTGGTTTTGCCGGTGCCGGATTCGGCACCCATCTTGCCGGTCAACTGGTTGGCGGCTGCGCCTTTGCGCTTCGAAAGAAGATCGCGGTTCTGCGCAGCCTCGGCAGCAGTATCGACGCGGGGTTGAAGTACGGGGGCGGAGGGCTTCGGCTTCTTGCGACCGAACAACACCCCGGCCACGGGCGACAACAGAGTGAGGGGATTCATCGCAATGCTCCTGCATACCCGGTGCGCTTCACGCCCGCCCCGCGCTTCCGGGCCTTCGCGCGGCGGTCTATGTCCTCGATCGAATTGCTGGCCTTGCTCACCCCGGCTTCGAGATATTGCAGCGCATCCTGCGCGTGGCCGAAGGGGTTGCGCTTGTCGGGCTTGTCCGCCAGCGCCTTCGTACCGTCCGAAAGCTTGGTTTTCGGCAGCGTGTAGCCATTGTTGAAGCCCTGCCTCAGCCACGGGCACGCGGGCGACAGCAGCATTCCGCAGAACGGCAGGTTATCGCGCACCATCCGCGCCACCATGTTGGCGTGGCGGATCGAAAACAGGTTGCCCTTCACGGGCGAAGGGCGAATCCGCACGTTCGCCGCCTGGCTGAACTTCTGCGCCCAGCTCACATCCTCGGCGTGGCCGTAATCGCCCGTGAAGATGGCCGGATCGCCCCACGGCTCTGCTACCACCACATCGGGGAAATTGTCGTCGACGAACCGGCGATAGGTCTCGCCGAACTGGACCGGCCCCATCTTCTCGAGGATTTTCTTTTCGTCGTCGGGCAGGAACACGACCAGCTCGGCAATCACCAGCAGCTTGCCGTCATGGTCCTTCTGTCCGAAGATCGCGGCAGGGGTCGCACCCCCGTCGATCCCGCAGAACAGCGGCAGGTTGGGGTTCGCCTTGATCGGTTCCTTGGCAACGTGAAGATCGTCGCGAAATTGCGGGAACACCGGCTGCCCGCTGCGCACCGCGCCGAACTCGTTATGGATGAACCGCTTTTGCTCGTGTTCGTCGAGCGTCAGCTTGAGGCCCTGATAGTACCCCTTGGGCAGGTTCGCGATGTTTTCGGCATTGGGGGAGAGCCCGCCCGGCTGCCTGTGGAACGTGACGCGAAAATTCGCGCCCTGCTCCGCCTGCATCTGCTCCAGCTCTTCCTTCGAAATCGGCAGGTTTTCGTTGACCGCGATGTCGTACACCCAGTTGGTGACCTCGGGCGCGTTCAGGTCGAAGAACATGCAGCTATGGCGGCACCCACCATCCTTGGCGGCGGGATAGCGGCCCAGTCGGGGGAAGCCGTACTTGACCACGGCAGGCTGCAAGGTGTCGGCTTCGTTCAGCCACAGCCAGGTCAGCTGCATCCCCTTGAACAGCTTTTCGGGCTTCGTGTCGCTGCTCAGGGCGCGCCACAGAATTTCGATTTCGAGCATCCCGAAATTCGGAACCTCGATCCTGATCTTGCTGTCGTTCGTGTCGCCGTTGAAGTTGTCTTTCGTCTTGGGGAACCAAGAGAAAAAGTCCTTCATCACGTTGGATTTGAGCTGGTCGTAGGTGTCGCGCACCACGCAGCCGCGGCTACGCCGCACCCCGTCCTTGCCGGGGGTCTGCATCATCGTGATCAGCAGGATTTTTTGCAGGCAGCTGGTCGTCTTGGCGCTGCCATACGGCCCCATGATGATGTCGATCTTCGACTTGCTCTCGACGAATGCCTTGGCCACCGGGCCAACAGGCTTCATCGTCATGGTCTGGGCTTCGCCCTCGCTACCGTCCCAGTCGCGCGCGTCGACCGGCGCGGGCATCGGCGCTGCGGCCGCAGCCGAAGCCAGCGCCGCCGCGCCCATCGCACCGGCCTTCGCGGCATTACGGAGGTCGCGGGTGATCATCGGCCCGCCTCACGCCAATTCCACCATTGGCGAGCGCACCAATCGTCCAGTGCGCGCTGGATGCGGACAGGGTGATCAATCGGGAGCGTTTCGAGCAGATCGCGGAAAACCAGCTCACTGCCACCCACCATCACAATGCGGTCAGCCATCGGCGCCCCTCTCCGCATCCTTGGCGTCGTCCCCATCTACCTCGGCGAATTCGGCATCTTCGACCAGCTTCATGCCCTCGAAATCGAGCGCCGCGAGCCCGTGCTTGTCGATCGCGGCGGAAAGGTCTTCGTGCGAAACATCGGTCGGGGCGTTGATCCCCGGAATGATCAGCACCGCGTCCTTCTTCTCGGCAATTTCGATGCTCGTTGGCTGGCGACCGTGGACATAGGTGAAGGCGTCGACGAAGATCTTGCGCCACCACTCGGCGACTTCCATCGCGCCCACTTCCTTGCGGCTCATGTACGCCATCAGCTTGCGGTAGAGCTTCGCCGCTTCCTTGTCGGAACAGTGCGCGGCGAGCCGGTCGACCAGCCTTTCGAGCCGATCCAGCTCACCACTTCTGTCGCCCTGGTCTGCCTGCCGGATCGTCGCCACCAGCACTTCCAGCGGCGTGGTGATGATATTCCCGGCAATGTCGATCGGGTCGCCGTACTGGTGGACAAAATACCGCGCGACCTTCTCGGTGCGCTTGTTGCGCGCGCCCGGCGGTCGCCCTTGACCGCGCGCCTTGGCGAGGCCGCTGGCGGAAATCTCGCCTTCCTCGGCATGGATCAGCGTCAGTTGCTGCGGCGAAGGCAGAAACGAATGCTGGCGGGGCGCGTCAGTTGACACGATTCACCCCCGATCCTAGCCTCGCGAGCTTCTTCCTCCATCCTGGGTGAGCCGGAATTGTCATCCCCCGACCCGATTTTTGACCTCCCAAGGCGCGATTTTCGCGGAAACCTGCGCTTTTCGGGTTGAGGTTCCGCGCGCAGCACAGCGCAGCGCTCCCCCCGACCCCCTGTGTGCCCGTGAGCCATTCGCGATTTTTTCGAACGTCGAAGGCCTTCAAGCCTGATTGGGGCGGGATCGAGCCTGCCCGGCGCGCGATGCGCTTTGCCGATCGTCCCTGCCGCGCGGAACCCGGATAGAGATGGCGGACGGCCCCCCGGTGGGGGGCTCGCCCCCCCTCGGCGCAGCGCGTGGGAGCCGCCTGCGGGCCGCGTGCGGTCGATGTCGGCGCGCCAGTCGCAAAACTGGCAATTTGCCGACCACCTTGCGCAAGGCCCTGATTTTCCAGCGCTATCGCCAGCGATGCAACACCCTGCGATGCAACACCGCCCACGCCGACACCGCTAAGTGCCTGATTTTGCGTGCTGCGCGGGATCCGTCGCGACCGGCCCAGCTCGAACCCGACCTGGCCGATCCGCGCGCCGTTTTCACCAGCCAGCGCCCCGCCCCCCGCCCGCTGAACACGGGTCGAGCGGCAGCAAGCCCAATTCCGGGCACCTATTTTATTCGGCAAGGGCGAAATGCGCTCGATCACAGCGCAGGGACATAACGCAAAGTTAGAAATAGGCGCAAGCCCCGCTCTCAATGTTCCCTTTGTTCCTTCTATGGAACAGAGATGGGAACAAGAAAAAGACTATAGAACATAGACTTAAGGCTAATGTTACCTCTGTTACCTATTACGTATCGCGCACCCATGCGCTCAACGCGCGCCCAGATGCGGACCTCGCCCGATCAGCGGGAACATCCGTAACATGGCGAAAAACGAGGCACTATCAATACCATACCTGTTTCGACCTCTGTTCCGCTGCCGCAACAGCCGCAACGCGCCCCGCTCTCCGATTTTCCAGACCGCGCGCCAAATCTCTTGTTGGAAATCTTTGGGTCGGGGGTCGAGGGATAGGCGGAAAGCGGCGGAGAAGAGCGCCTGACGGGCCGGGGTGTGTCGAGTTGAGCGCGTCCGCACCGCGCGCCTGCGGCGCGCTGGACGCGCATTTTTTCATTTAGCGCTTGACACTAAAAACTAACTCTCGGTAAAGAAATCGTGCCACGACGAGGTGGCGGAACGGTAATGGAGACCGACCCGATGAACGCTTATAGCCCCATCCAATCAATGCAGCGCCTCGAAGGCGGCGGCTTCGCCCGCAAGCAAGCCGAAACCTTGGCGGAGGAACTGCACGGCGCTACGGTACAGCACGTGACGAAAGACGAACTCACCAAGGCGCTTGAAGCCCATGCCAACAAGCTGACGCTCCGCCTCGGTTCGATCATGGCCGCGCTAGCCGCGCTGATCGTCGCCGCAATCCAACTGTTCTGACCGGCGACCCTATCGGTGAAGGGCGGGCAATGTCCGCCCCGATCCGATGGGGCCACCCATCGTCAACGGTATTGGAGACCGGAAAAATGCACGAATATCTGATCGAATTTGCGGACGGATCGTCGCTCGAAGTGAGCGTGGCACCGGACGCAGACCTAGACGGCAGCTTTACCGCCACCTGCAACTTCACGGGCGAAGCGCTCACCATCAACGGTTGGCTGGCGACCCGCTTCGAACCCCTCGATCTGGTGGAGGCGTGAACATGGCTCACACCGCACAGATAATCGACTTCGGCGCGACACTCGACGCCCGCCGCTCGGCACAGACCAAAGCGAGCGCCGAACAGGCAAGGGCTGAGGCGCAGGAAAAGCGGAAGAGCGACTTGGCCGAAAGACTCGGCGGATCAATCGCCGCGCACATCGTTGCCGAAGTGGTGACCGATGTCGAACAGCGACAGATAGAGCAGGCGCGGGCCGACAGGTTCGTTCCCGCCTACTGCGACCCGGAAAATGAAAAACGGGGCACGAAGCACGACGCGACCCGAAATCTCGACATCAGCGAGATTGCCAAGCGTATGCGTGCCGACATCAAAGCCCTTCAACTTGGGTCGGGGATCAAGACGAGCGTTCGAATCCAGCGCTATAGCGGCGGGCAGTCGATAGACATCAGGATTACCGCATTGCCATCCGGCTTCGCGATCCTCTCCGACCAGGCAGCGAGCTGGCGCAAGCAATTCCCGCAGCGCGCGCACGACTGCCCGGGCAGCCTGACCGACCAGCGCAGCGCGGAATTTCACAGCCTGATGACCCGCCTCGAACGTATCCACGGCGCGTACAACCGCGACAATTCGGACAGCATGACCGATTATTTCGACGTGCGCTATTACGGCTCGGTATCGCTGGACTGGCAACTGCGCCGCGATCTGGAGGCCGCCCAGGTCGACGCGAACCCCGGCACCTACTGGGCGGAGGATTGAGCGATGATCCAAGGCGATCTGTTCAAGTCTGCGGGCATTGCGTCCTTCGCCACCCGCCCGCCCAAGCCAGACAGCGCCATGCTACTGGCCATGTCCGCCGATCACAGACAGGGCGGCGCGGTGCCGCCAACCAGATCGGCACCCCTGCCGCTTCCCCGCACGGGCGCGGAACTGGTGATGCAATCGCGAAGTTGCTGCAGCCAATGTTCCGAGACCGGGCATCCCTGCCACTACAAATGGCACGCCGATTCGCAGCAGCTACTTTGCCCGCCATGCAATGCGCGCAAGCTGGGCTATCTCGCCACCCCCAACCGGAGCGGCGTTTACTTGGAGCCCACCGAATTCCTCGCCCCGCCGCGAAAGAAGAACTTTCACGGCTTGGACATAGCCGAAATTCGCCTGATGAACCTCGGCCCGCACTGGATATGGGCGACCGGCTTTCAGCTGCGTGGCGGCGATTGTCGCGGCTCTCATAGCCCGTTGTCAGAAGCACACGGCGGCAAGGCCGCGTCGCGCGCCGCAGCGATCAACGCGGCGTGCGCCGAATTGCGCGGCTATCTGGATGGCTGCGACAATGCCGACGCGCGCGCCATCCTCGCTTGGCTCAAGATGCTCGATCAGGCCGCACTGCTGGCATGAACAATCGCCTCCAAATTGGAACAAAAAAAGAACTTTCCTACACGCGCCGCGCGCTCCAGTTTGCGAATCCCACCAATCTGGAGAGAGAAAAGGCCATGTTGAACCACCTTGCGCAGGCCCGCGACGAAGCCAACGCCGAATACGATCAGACCATGGCGATGGCCGCGCTGGAGGCGCTTGAATTGCTCTTCGTGCAGGCCTCGCCCGGCACCGAAATCCCGGCCACCAACATCGCGGCGCTGCTGCACTTCGTTCATCGCCCGGTGCGTGACGCCTTCCTTTACGTCACCGGCGCGGCCAACGATCGCTAGAGCAATCGAGGCTGGCCCGCTCGCGCTGCTTCTCCGCGCTCCACTGGCAGGTGGAACCGGATCGGCGGGGGCGGGCCTTCGCGCGGGGTGGCGTCGAACCTGTACCATGCGCAGTCGTCGGCCGGATCGTACTTGCTGCCTTCGAACCACTTGAGCCGCCCCACGGCCACCACATCGGTCAGGATCGGCCGGAACGGTGCCGCTTGCTGCGTATAGGCCCAGCTCGCATCGTGGAGGCTCCACAGCGGCGCTATCGCAGCCAGGTGCCATATCAGCGGATGCAGCCAGCTCCGTTCCCACGGCAGGTTGCTGATGAACAGGGTGGCCCCGTGAAGATCCCGCACGGTCAGCGACAGCGCATTGCCGATGCCGATAGGCCAGCGGTTCGCAAGGCCCTCGCTCTGCGGCTCCAGCTCCAACCCCCATTCGCAGACGAGGCCCGCGGCTTCGAGCAGGTGGATAAGATCGCCCGCCCCGGCGCACGGCTCGGCAAAGCGCGTGCCTGCCGGCACATGCGCCAGCAACGGCGCGACACAGCGCGGGTCGATGGTCGGATAGAAGAAATTGCGCTTGCGCGGGCGCTGGGTGCCCATCGCCTGCCCTAAGCGGCTCATGCCCGCGCTACCTTGACCCGTTCCACGTCTGTTCTAATGGGCAACGAGTGCCTATGCGCCATGTCAACTGTCCAGCTCACGTGGCTACGGTCACGCTGATGATCGAACGCGGCATCAAGGTTCGTACTTGGTGCACGCATTGCCATGCGCCTTTCAGGCAGGTCGATCTTGCCGAGGTGGCGCGGGTCAAGGGCCCTGACTATTCTCTGTGGGGTCGCTGGACGCGCTGCAAGCTCACGCCCGGCTGTCGGGGGCGCAATCGCTTCTTTCATGACGGCAGGGGCCATTACACGGGTATGTGGGACTAGGACGCTCACAACCCCTCCGATTCCACCGTCAGGTATTCTTTGCCGACACGCGCTTGCCACGGCTCGTTCCACGCCTCGGTAGCGGTCTTAGGCGTTGGGCGGCACTTGCCGATGGTGCCGCACGCACATTCCATCCGGTACATACGATGCACGCCCGTCTTGCGCGGCGTGTTGTAATAAACCTCGATCGCGCGGAGCGCAGGCGTTTCTACGCAATAGTGACAGGCGATAGGTTCCGGCTTCTCGCTCACCCTGCTTCCCCCGGCATGAACATGCTCAGCGGCAGCGCCACGACGTATTCGGGGCTGCCCACCTTCTCGAATCGCATCTTGGTGCGGATCGCGCCTTCGGCCTTGGCCAGGCTCTGCACCCACTGCCCGCTGGCGAAGTCGCCCGGTGCGCCCCGGAACAGCTCTTGCAGGCCCTTGTGCCCCCCGCCTGCCACCGCAAGATAACCGTCGCGCCATGCCTGTTCGCCGTGGCCCAGCTCGTTGACGCCATAGCGCGCCCGCCCCTTCTCGTCGGGCGCCAATTCCTTGGGCAGAAACACGCGCAGGCCGTAGGTTTTCAGCCGGTCGCGCGCCGCTTCGTCGATGCAGATGATTTCACGCTCGCCATCCCACTTCAGGCCCGGCTCCACCGCCTTGCGCAGCCAGCGCGCCACGCTTTCGGGCGGCTGCCCGCCAGCGCCCGGCACCAGCGCGGAGAGCAGGTACTGGATGCAACGCTCGGTATCGGTGCGCGCTTCCTCGGTCCCCCGCATCATCAGCGGTTCGATCAGCCGCACCCATGCCGCGCCGCCCACGTCCTCGCCTTCCTCGCGGTCGAAATTCTCCGGGTTCAGCGGGTCGAGACGTTGGGCCGGGGCATAATCGAACAGCAGCAGGTCCGCACAGGCCAGCAGGGTGCCGAAGGTGTCGCGCCAGCGCCCGGCATAGCCCGCCGCGTGAATCTCGCCCTTGTAGTAATCCAGCGTGGCGTCGAACCGATGCCACTGATCCAGCATCCGCCGATGCAACCGCCGTCCCAGTCCGCGAAGATGGGGAAGGTCAAGCCGAAGGTCAGCCTTGTCGCTGGGGATGGGCCGCATGTCGAGGATGGCGAACCTGTTGTGATCCTGCCCCACCTTGATCGAGTGGATGATGCTGGACAGCACGAAGGCGCTGTGAATGGTAAAATCCTGCGCCTTGTGGTCGCTGCCGCCGCGCCCGATGCTGCCCCCGCTGCTCCCTTTGCGCGCCAGCGTCAGCATCGCCTGTTGCCGCTCTGCGTCGTCGTCCGCCTCGGCTTCGTCGATCAGCACTGCCAAGCGATCGAGGCCCAGCTTCTGCCGGATATAGGCGGGGCTCGCGTCCTCGGTCGTAATCGCCCAGTCGCTCGCCAGCGCACGCAGCAGCTTTTGCAGGTGGCTCTTGCCCGCTGCGGTCGATCCGGTCAGCCAGATATGGGCGCGCCAGTTCAGCGCGCCGCAAATATACATCTGGCCGACCCAGCCCAGCAGCAGCAGCCGCGCCAGCTCGGGCGCGATCCAACTCCATTCGCCGAACAGGTCCATCAGCTCGCGCGACTCTTCGCAGGTCGCGGCGCTGCCAAGGTCGGGCAGGGGCAGCGGCGGGCCACCGGGATAGAACGCCCCCTGATACTCGCCCGCCTTCGCGCCTTGCAGCTTTTTCAGCCGCCGACCGCGATTGTCGGGCACGTTGGCCAGCAGCAGACGGTTGCCACAATGCAGCAGCAGCAGGTCTTCATCGTGCCGGGGCCGGTGCGCCCCGCGCCCAAACACGCGCCCCTCGGGGTTGAAGATGCCCTTGGTAAAGCACGCCTCGGCCAGCTCGCCGCCCGCTTCGCCATGATCGAAGCCGACCTGCACGCGCGGCACCTGATCTTTCTTGTCCTTCTCGCTCTGCTTGGCGTAGCGCGGGAAATTCTCCCACAGCCAGTCCTGCCCGCCGCAGTGCAGAACGAAATCATTGTTCGACAGCCGCGTGTCGCGCTCTTGCAGCACGTTGTTGCGGTCCATGAACACGATCCGGCTGCCACCGATCGCCTGCCCCAGCGGCACGATCGGCGAATCGGGCAACAGGAACTTGTTGACCTCCGCATCATGGCTCTGGCCGGGCGCTTCATCCTCGCCCGCAAGATCGGGCAGGGTAACGGGATCGGGGAGAGTGCTCATCGCCGCCCCCGCCAGCTATCGGCGCGCTGTTCCATCGAACTGGGGACCTCGCTGAGGTCGATCTTGATCCTTGGCATTCTTGCAGGTGCCTGCGCTTTCGTTGGTGCCGATGGAGTGGGCTGCGGTGGCGGGGTGGGGAGGGGAGGAGCGGGCCGCTCTGCGCGGCGCCGCTCTTTCGCGGCTTCGCGCTCGTAGTCTTTCCAGCTCCATGCCGGGCGAGGCTTGCGATTGCTCACGCCGCCACCCCCCGCATCTTGCGCTCGCGCAATTCGGCAAAGTCCTTCACGTCCTGCGGGGGCCAGATCGCTTGCACCAGGCGCTTGCCCCGGTTGCGCTCCTGCAACTTGGTTACCGCCTTTTCGAAGCTTTCCGCGCCGCCGCTTCCTTCGGGGTCGTTCTGCGCGATGATCACGATGTTGCCCGCTTGCTCGGGCACCTCCAGCGCACCGATATTGCCGACATCGCCCGCAGCCACGATGCGCAGACTCGGGTCTTCCATCGCCACCGCACCGCCATCCTCGATCCCTTCGCTGACGTAGATGTCCGTTCCTGCCGGGATGGCGTGCAGCGGCACGTCGTAGCGCCCCTTCCACACCGGGATATGCGCGCCCTTCTTGGCCCCCAGCATCATCTTCGCCTTGTGCAGCACACGCCGCGCGTGCTTGGCGCTCGCCTCTTCGTCCTCGATCGCCAGTTTCTGCCACCGGCTCACGCCGGATGTGTCGGGCCGATATTGCAGGAAGGTGCGATGCACCGCCGTGATGCTGCGCAGGTCGGGGCCGATCATGCAGCTGACCATTGCGGGGAGTTCGCGCTTGAGGTCGCCATGCGGCACATCGCCCCGGTATTTCAGCGCGCCCGGCCAGTGTCCCAGCGATCCGAAGTCGATCCCGCGCCCGCGCAGGTAATCGTCGGCGGGCGTTTCCGCGCCCGTCATGCACGAATACCAAAGGCCTTGCGCACTCTTGCGCCGCTCAGCGGCATCCGCCGCCGCCTTCGCCTCGCGCCGCTCCAGCAGCTCGCGGTCGGCCTCACGCTGTTTCAGGTTCATGCCCGCGATCCCGGCATCCTGCTCCAGCATCCGCAGCGCTTCGCCGAACGGCAGCTTCTGATGATCCATCAGGAAGTCCATCGCATCGCCGTGCGCCTGACAGCCGAAGCAATGGTAGAAACCCTTGTCGTCGTTGACCGTGAAGCTGGGCGTGCTTTCGGTGTGGAACGGGCACAGGCCGAACCAGTCGGGGCCCTTCTGCGTCAGCTTCACCACGCGCCCGATCAACGTCGAGAGTTTCACCCTCGCGCGTATCGAATCCATCTTCTGCCGTAGATCCGGCTGCGACCCCGCACCGCTCATTGCGTCAGCCCGTCACGTCTGCGGATTGCAGCGCTTCGTCGACGACGGGGGCGGGCAAATGCCAGTCGTTCGGGCCGCAAACCTCCAGATCGTTGAGCTTCGAAATATTGCCGTGACGCGGCACTTTCTTGCCTGTTTCCCAAAAATGCACCGCAGGCTGCGTCACGCCGAACAGCGTAGCGGCCTGCGTCAGCGTCAAACCTTCGCGCTGCCGCCACGCGCGCAGCTTTACAGCGCCGAGAGAGAGGGTCGGGGGGGATTGGTTGTCGGTCGCGATCATGCCTTGGCCCTTGCTTTCGATATGGCCTAACTCTAGGTTATATTGATTGCAAGCCACCCGGCAACGTAATTAACAAAAGGGGATATACCCGCCATGACAGCCGAAGTGTACCTGTTCCCCGGTATGACCAAGCAGTTAGAAACCTATCCCAACCGCATTCGCGAATTGCGCCTTGCTGCGGGCCTCACCCAGCAGCAGCTCGGCGACAAGGTCGGTATGACGGCGGTGAACATCGGGCATCTCGAACTGGGCCGTCGCGATGCCAGCATGAAGGCGCTCCAGGCGATCGCGCGCGAACTCCACGTTGCTACCGCTGCGCTGCTTTCCGCCGAAGACAATCCGCTCAACGCCACGCCCGAAGGTCGCCAGCTCGCGATCGACTGGGAGGCGGCGGGCGACGAAGGCCGGCACGCCATCGCGCGCGTTGCCGAAAGCTTCACGCGCTACCGGCCCGAACGGTCGCAGCCACGCCTTGTCGAAGACATGGATCGCGACGACGATGGAGAAGTCTCGCCTAACGCAGCGTAAGGTCGAATATTTCCGGCAACAAACTCTCCGTTATTTTTCTCTTGCGCTCCATATAACCTAGGGTTATTTCTGCACTCCAATCATGGAGGCAGATCAATGGCTGAGATTATCGCATTCCCCGCACGAACGCCGGACAACCGCCGTTCCAAATGCCCTGAGGGGGAGGCTCCGTCGCTGCCCGTCACGTCCGGACGGCGCTGCGAATACGCGATCGGCGACGTCGCCCGACTGCTGAAAATCCGGCACTTCGACAGTCGCACCATCATCCGCAAGCTGCGCGCGCTGGCCGAGGAAAAGGATATGCCGCTGCCCACCACCCCCCGCATCTATGGCGGCAAGGTGGTAACGGGCGCGCAGGCGATCTGCCTGCGGTCGCGCTGGTGCGCGGAGCGGTTCGACGGATGGCATGAAACGCAGGATGGCCCGGAGCCGGACTTGCCCGCCTCGTCTGCCCTGCACGCCCGCATGGCCGAACGCGCCCGCCAGCTGGCAGGTGCGTGATGATCGCGTTCCTTGCGTCATCAATCGCCTCAGGTCGCCAGTACGTTGGCTCGCACTGGGGATGGAAATGCGACAGCAACAACTTCATCCATTTGGGCGAACAGGGCCAGCTAGGCGAAGCTTTTGGCTTCATCGCGAGCAACAAGAACCATCTGCGCGGCAAGCTCTGCTCGGGATATGTGGTCCTGGACCCGGTCTCGGTCGAATTGAAGGACTACGCAAGCCTGCGGGTCGTGCGATCACTTGCAGACCGCCACAGGGTGGCGAAATGACCCGCATCGCCCACCTGCAGGCCTGGCTCGATCGCCACACCCCCACCGCGCAGCGGGCATCGCACATCGCCACGCGCGCCGCCTTCGCCGTGCTCGGCGCCAGCGCCATCGCCAACCTAACAACCGTCTTTCTCAGGAGCATCGGTCATGGGTGATCAATTCCGCTTCGAACACGTCGACCCGCGCGACCGGATCGTGATCACGCCGCAGCGCCCGCTCGGGGCCTTGGGCCGGATCGTCGCCGTTCGCGATAAGCAGAAGGCCATGGGCTACACGCCCGTCCACGACGCCAATGTCGATCTGGTCGAAATTACCGGGCTCATTTCCGGCAACGTGTTCGACGCGCTCAAATCCACGGGCGAGAAACGCAAGCAGGCGTTCGCCCGCATCGGCGCGCTCGCTTACGCCGGGATCGAGCGGGAGGAAGAGGTTGAGCGTGCCCGCGAGGCCGCGCGCCTCGCCCAAGAGCTAAGCGGGCAGCTCGATCAGGCCGACCCGCAATGAGTGCGCCGGATACGCTCACCGCCACCCCGCGCGGCGAAGAACACTTGGCGCTCGATCACCTGCTGTCGCAGCCACTGGAAGGCGCGACGATCGTCGATCACATCCGCCTAGCCGCCACCGATAACGGCGAATCCGTCCGCCTGCTGGCCATGCTGGGCCTACGCTGGTGCCCGCAGGAGGAAATGCTGGCGGTCGCCTGCCGGCTTCCCGCCGATGAAGTGTTCCTGGGGACTGAATGGCACCAATGCCACGCGCAGGTGCTGCTCAGGATCACAGGTGCCCGCCGTCAGAAAATCCGCATCAGCGGCATTCCCATTCCCCAAAACGCTGTGCTGGTGCCGATGGCAGCGCTGCGGGCACCACGCCGAAGTGCTCGCCCGCAATATCCGCTAGATCGAAAGGGAACTGCGCCAATGAGGCAGAAATCCACCGTTCAGGTCGAGGACGCACGCCAGCGCTATCAGGCGCAGCAGCGCCGCCGCGACTTGCACCGCCTTGTCATCGCCTCCGCCGTACTTGGCACGATCGCCATCGCTCTCGCCCTGTGGATCGCGCCATGATCGCCGCGCAGGAACGCACCGCAGGCGCGCAGGCAGACAGCGCCGCTACGCTCGGCAGCGATGGCAAGGCCGCGCTCGATCACCTGCTGCGCCACGTCCTCACCGGCATCACCATTGCCGAACACATCAGGCTCGCCGCCGCGACGGATGATGGCCGCTCGGTTCGCCTGCTCGCCATGCTCGGCCTGCGCTACTGCGCGAACGAACGCGCACTGGCCGTCGCCCGCGATCTGCCCGCCGATGATGTGTTCCTGTGGAGCCAGTGGGCGGAATCGCACGAAGTCGCGCTGATGACCCTCCCCGGTGCCCGCCGCGCGTGCATCTGGATCGGCGGGAAGCCGACCAGCGCGGTGCTGATCCCCGCAGACCTGTGCGGCCAGCCATGATCCGCGCCACAGACCAGCACATCACCCGGCGCGGCAAACGCCTCGGCGTGCGCCTCATTCAAACCAGCGAATATGCGGCCGCGCTGCTGTCGCTGTTCATCGTCCCACCCACCGAAAGGATCCGCTGATATGGCCGAAGCCACCGATGATCGCCTGCGCCTGCTGATAGAGCGCATCGAACGCCTCGAAGAAGAGAAGAAGGGTATCTCCGACGATATCCGCGACGTTTACGCCGAGGCCAAGGCCGTTGGCTACGATCCCAAGATCATGCGCGAAGTGGTGCGCCTGCGCGCCATGAAGCCGGATGATCGCAACGAGCGCGAAATCATCCTCGACACCTACAAAGCCGCCCTGGGGATTGCGTGATGGCTGATGAACCCACATCCTCGCTGGCGGATGAGGCGAAAGCCGCAGCTATGGAAATTCGTTTCGACAGCGGCCAATTCGTTCGCTGCTATGAGAGGGAAGACAAAGCGATCTGGTCTAAGGCCGATAAGCACGGCCGCGATCTCACCAGAGAGAATAGCGAAGGCGTTCTCTACCACGTCCGGAGTGTGTTCGTGCCCCACGGATGCACGAACCCGTTAGAAGCCCTCCGCACCACCGAAGCGCAACCGGCTTGCGAATGCGGAACCTGTGGCGGCTGCGAATGGGTCTGTGAAGACCATACCGATAGACCGTGGAGCGGAGCGTCAAAACGTTCTGACGCCTGCACGTGTGGCGGGGCTGGCGCGCCTTGCCCGAAGTGCAATCCCCTATCCCACCCCACCCACGCCGACGAAGCGCGCAGCCCGGATCATTCGTTGCGCGCTCTGCGGCGGTGTTCCGAAGAAGAGGGTGACGAAATCAGCTTGAGCGTATTCGATTGGCCAGATGGCCGCACACTGACCCAACACCGCGAATTCATGTGGGGCGACCACCTGCTGATCCTTTGCGAACTCAATCGCTCGAACGTATGGGACGACCTAGGCTTCGACGCAGCGACAACTGCGCTCGAACGCGCCCTATCCCACCCCACCCCCGCCGATGAGGCGCGGGGGCTGATCCAGCGGATTGTGGGCCTTGGCAAGTGCGAAAGTGTCGAGGCGCGAGAAGCGGCGCTGGTCGATCTCGAATGCGATGCAGCTGAATGGCTCGCAGGAAAGCCCGCCGATGATGCGCTTCATCCGGCAACAGCTGACCTCGTTGATCGGTTCGCCGCGGCTCTCAAAGAAAAGCTGGCTGCGTCCGAACGCAAGTATGGCTGGACCGACGAATGGACCAAGGATGACTGGCAGGAGCGGTGCCAACGATCGCTGGTCGAACATCTTGCGAAAGGCGATCCTCGCGACGTCGCAGCCTTCGCGGCTTTCATGTGGCACCATGGCTGGCCCACGGTTGCCGCCGATGATGCGCGCACACCGGCAGAGGGCGCGTGATGGCTGATGGGACCAACATAGAATGGACCGACGCCACCTGGAACGTCGTCAACGGCTGCTCGGTCACCTCGCCCGGCTGCAAGCACTGCTACGCGATGAAGCAGGCGCACCGGGTAGAGGCGCGCCGAGGCCTGACCGAAAAGACCGCTGGCGGCATGGTATGGACTGGCGAGGTCCGTTTCAACGAGAAGGTGCTGGAACAGCCCCTGCGCTGGAGGAAGCCGCGCCGGATATTCGTCTGCGCGCACGGCGACCTGTTCCACGAAAGCGTGCCCGACGAATGGATCGACCGCGTGTTCGCGGTGATGGCGCTCTGCGCCCAGCACCAGTTCCAGGTGCTGACCAAGCGCAGCGCGCGGATGCGGGAATACCTCGCCCAACTCGACGACTTCGCATTGCAGGAAACACCCGAGTACTCGGCGGCGGAATACAGGGTGCAATGCGATGACGATCCGAACGGCTCGGCGGCTTGGCATGCGCAAACCGCCCGCTTGGAGAGTGCAATCGAGACAGTTTCCGAGACGCTTGGCGAGGGCAAGCCCCTGCCGAATGTATGGCTCGGCGTGTCCGTCGAGGATCAGCAGCGCGCCGACGAGCGCATTCCCGATCTGCTCGCCACCCCCGCCGCCGTGCGCTTCCTCTCCTGCGAGCCGCTGCTCGGGCCGGTCGATTTACGTTGGATCGCCGAACCCGACGAAGACAAGGATGGCGTGATTGATGCGCTGCTGGGGTGCAACTGGATCGAAGATGAACGCGGCGCAGTCATCACTGCGGCTCGGCCCGGCCATGTAGGCCGCAGCATTGGGCGGCGCGTATGCTCGTCGTCCAAAGAAATCTGCGAGAACCGAAAGCTGGATTGGGTCATTGTCGGCGGCGAGAGCGGCCCCAAGGCGCGACCCATGCATCCCGACTGGGCGCGTTCCCTGCGCGACCAATGCGAGGCGGCAAGCGTGCCCTTCCTGTTCAAGCAGTGGGGCGAGTGGCACCCGATGGGGCAAACGCTGGGCGATGGCACGTTCAACGCGATGGACAAGGGCGAGAAGCCGGGCCTCTGGCACGAGCCATCAATGTCGGTTCGCGTCGGCAAGAAGCGCGCCGGTCGCCTGCTCGATGGTGTCCAGCACGACGGGTTTCCTGCGACACCCATGACAGCCGGAAGGAGCAACACATGAACCTGCACGACCACATACGGCAACCCGCCCAGCTCTCCCCTGCCGAAGAACTGCAGCTCGCCTTCATGGACGACGACGACCCCGACAGCGAATGGCACATGGGCGATACTGCGGTGGTGGTCGCGCTCGCACTCGTCATCGTCAGCCTCGCGCTCGTTGGCCTGTGGACCGTCTGTAGCGCGGCAGCCGCGTATTTCGCGGGATGCTGCGCATGATCCCCGCCAAACACTTCGACGAAATCTGCGAACTCGCGGCCAACGACGGACGCGAGGCAGCGCGCAACGGAGAGAAGCGCGATTCCTGCGAATGGGGGCGCGGCACCATGTTCTACGACGCATGGCAAGACGCCTTCGAACATGAAGAACAGCGTGCGCAGAAGCGCGCTTGACCACCTTCCCCCAGCGGCGCAGGTTCCCCCGGCCTGCGCCGCACCCTTCTTCCACGGTAACAGGAGACCGACCCGATGGCCCGCAATCTTCCCCCCGATCCCGCAGCGCAGCGCGATGCAATGCGCCTCTGGCTCGATCGCCACGGCGATCCGCAGATCTTCGTCGACCGCTACGACATCGCGCCGCGACAGGTCGAACGTTTCTTGTCCGCCGCGCAGATGATGCCGCCCGGCCTGTGCCGCGACATCGCCACGCACGAAAGCGAGCGCGTAGAACCCGGCATGTTCGATAGCGTCGCTGCCGCTTTCGCCACCCTGGCCGATTCGCACGCCACCGCACGCGACCGGCAGCGCGCCGCGCGTGGCGATGGGGCATTCGGCAAGATCGCAGACGGGCTCGAAGACGCGATCGACTTCGCCAATGGCGACCGGACGAGAGGCCGCGTTGCCCGGCAGTCGAAGCGGACGGAAAGCTGACGCCATGCCCAAGAAACGCCAGATACCCTTCCTGCACAGCCGCACCCTGGCCGATGGCAGCACCGCCTACGACTGGAAGCCCAGCAAGGCGCTGAAAGAGGCAGGCTGGCCGCACGTCTCGCTCGGCACCGATCATGCCGATGCCTGCCGGCAGGCACTGGACATCAACGCCCGCATCGCCGCGTGGCGACAGGGCAAGGCACCGGCCACCAGCCCCGCAGGCGATGGGCCGCGCCTTGTCCGATGGGATGGCCTGATCGCCCGCTACCGCAAGTCGCGCGACTATCGCGACCTCAAGCCTTCGACGCAGAAGGAATACGACAGCCGCATTCGCTGGCTGACGACATGGGCGCTCGATGGCGAACTGATCGTGCGCCAGATCGACGCGACGATGGTGCAGGATTTGAAGCGCGCGCTGGAGGAAGGCGGGTCGAGCGATCATCGCACCAGCGCCATCATGCGCGTGCTGCGCCTGCTGTTGTCCTTTGCGGAGCGCGAGGGGATCATTCCCAAGAAGAGCAATCCCGCGCGCGATGCCAATATCCGCGAGCCTCGGTCCCGCCGCCATGTCCTTTCGCTGGAGGCCGTGCAGGCACTCGCCGCCCGTGCCGAGGCCGAGGGGCTGCCCAACGTCGCGCTGGCCATCCAGCTCGGCTTCTGGACCGTCCAGCGGCAGGGCGACCTGCTCGGCAGCTTCAACCGGATGGCATGGCGCAAGATCGACAATGTCGAACGGCGCGATGCGGCGTTGCTGGCCGGGAAGGGCGGCAACGTGATGGGCTTCCGCCTGCAACAGGAAAAGACCGGCGCATGGGTCGACGCGCCCGTGCCGCCGTTCCTGCACGACACGATCGAGGCGGCTTGGCTGCACACCGATGCAGAGGTTCAGACCCTGCTGCGCGACGATGACGAACAGAACGGCGCAAAGGCGCTGCCCGACTGGCGGCTGCAACGGCACTGGCGCGCCCTGCGCGATGCCTGCGCTGCCGATGCCCGCGAAGCTGGCAGGCTGATCCTCGCCGAAGAGCTCGCACGCGGGCAGTTTCGCGACCTGCGAAGATCCGGCCAGGTCTATATGCGCGATGCCGGGGCGAAGAAGGAATGGATCACCAGCCTGTCGGGCCACACCATTTTGGCCAAGAAGTCGATCCTCGACACCTACATGCCCGGCGACACCGCCGCCGCCTGCGCAGCGGTCGCACAGGCCCTGCGGCACTACAACCGCCAGATGAAGGAGAAGGCAGGGTGAGAAGATACAGCGCTCTGATAGACAAGGTGAGCCGTGAGCACGCCATTGAGCTGGGCGAGGCATATTATGATGGCCCCGTGCGGCTGCGCGAGCCCGTGATCCCCCAATGGCTTTGGCCGAGGCAAATCGACTGGGTAAGGCGTATCGTGCCGATCAAAACCAACTGAGCGTCAGCTTTTGTTGCATATGCAACAAAACCGGTGTTGCATCGCTCGGTCGTCAAAGGGGTTGACCCGCAGAATTCTGCCGCCTACAGGCCCCCGCTCAATGCCCCGTCGTCTAATGGTAAGACTACGGACTCTGACTCCGTCAATTGAGGTTCGAATCCTCACGGGGCATCCAGCTTTTCGATCCTCATGACAGATAGTTGACCTCTCCCCGGCGTTACCGACGGGCGAAGGCTCCCCGTGCCTTGTCGAACAGCAGGATCGCCACCAGCGAAACGCCGAACAGCGGCAGGAGCAGCGCCAGCACGACAATCCCCGCGATCAAACCGCGCGGCAGGCGGCCCCCGGGTGGCGGGGCTGCCAGCTTCCCCTTCGGCCTGCGCTTCAACCACATGAGCACGCCGAGCACGGACAGTGCGATCAGGGCCAGTGCGATGACCAGTCCCATGATCTGGTTGGTGAGGCCGAACAGCGCGCCTTCGTGCCACGCGATGCCGATATTGATCGCCCGGTCGATCGGGTGCTTGTCTGCAAAGCCGTTGCGTGAAAGCTCCGTGCCAGATTGCGGGTCGTAGGTTACAGAGCGGACAAGCGGGCGGTTCTGCGCCTCCGACTTCACCGTCCACACATTGCCGGTCGGCGGCCCGAAGCGTTGCGGGGCGTGGGGCGGCAGGACCAGGACCGGGAAGGCCATATCCTCCGCCTCCGCCCGCTGCACGGAGGCGGCGAGCGGCAGCGATTGCTCCGGCATATCGGCCCTCATCTGCGGACTGTGGCTTGCAGTGCCGTGATCGTGCGCCACCGGCGCGGCGACGGCAGCCTTCTCAGCGCCGATTTTCCACTCCTGCACGCCTTCGACGAGGCCGAGCTCGCCGCGCGCCCATTTGAACGCACTGCCCCATGTGCCCGCCCAGGGGAGGCCGCTTGCCAGCATCACCAGCACGAAGCCTGCCAGCCAGAAGCCGGTGACCCGGTGCAGGTCCTTCATCAGTGGGCGGCCTTTCAGCGAAAGCCGCGGCCACAGCGTTCCGGCAGCGCGAAAGGGCCTCGGCCACCACAGGTAGAGGCCGGTCAGGATCATCACGATCGTCCAGCTCGCGGCCAGTTCGACCAGCCGGTCGCCCCAGTCGCCCATCATCAGCGAGCCGTGGAAGCGCGAGACCGCGTTGGAAATCCGCTCCGCCGGGTCGAGCGTGCCGAGCACCTGCCCCTGCGGCGAGACGAACACTTCGCTCAGCGATCCGTCCGGCAGCCCCATCTGCACCATCGCGGCATCGCCCGGTTCTTCGGGCAGGCGGTAATGGTTGAACGAGCCATCGGGAAACGCCGCTTCCGCCGCCTCCAGCTGCCGGTCGGCCGACACCGCGCCCTCCAGCGAGAGGCCGCGATAATCGCGTTCCTCCCACCGGTCGATCTGCGGCTTGAACAGATAGATCGACCCGCTGACCGACAGCAGCAGGACGAAGGGGAGCACGAACAATCCGGCGTAGAAATGCCAGCGCCAGATCGTGCGATAGGTCGCGGTATCGGCCATCGTCATCCCTCCCTTAGAAGCGCGCGCGCACGCCGCCGAAGACGGCGCGACGCTCAACCGGGTAGAAGATCGCCGAGGTGGGCGTGGCGGTGATCGCGGCGCTGATGTCGCCCACCGCCTTCTTGTCGAAGAGGTTGCGGGCATCCACGAACAGGTCGATCCCGTCGGTCAGCGTGGCACCGGCGGTGATACCGACCAGCGCATAGCCATCGACCTGCAGGCTGTTGTCGTAATCGGCGAAGGGCCCGTCGGGCATCCACTCGACATTGGGCGCGATGTGGAGGCCATCGGTGCCAAGACGCAGT